TTAAAATTAGGATTCAAGGGTTACAACCAAATCTTTCATATAACCTGTCATACCACCATTAGTGTGCAACGATACAGACCAATCATGTACTGTATTTGGAGTGAGACCAGATAAATCTGTAGTTATAACAACATCTACATACGTTGAAGAAATTACCCCGGGAGAACCTTCAGGCGGAGTGTCGACAGTTTCATAGTTTCCAGAACCATCAGTCCATAATTGTGGATACGCACTCCAACCGGCAGTCGAGACCCTGCATTTTAAATATGCCACAATGGTATTCATTCCTGCCTTATATACAAATTTCCCACGAACCTTTTGCTCCTCAGTATTATCTTGTGCTTGCCATTCAGATATGGCCGGTGCCACATTACCAAGATTTGTTCCCGCTGTCTGGGTGCTATCATAGAGAACTTGTACAATATTTTTTGCACTAACCGAGTTAAAAGTCACATTACTCGTAGTACTGAGAGCACTAAGAGCAGAAAAGATTGAGTTGATCTGTGCCTGCAACTTGCCAAATGCCAATACAATGGAATCCGTTGCAACAATTGAAGCACTGGTTGTAAATGAAACACCAGTAAGAACAGTATTCAGAATCGCTGTCGTTAGAGTATTGATCTGTGCCTGCAACTTGCCAAACGCAGATAGAACAGAATCAGCAGCAGTGATAACATTACTGGAAACAAACGAAACACCGGTAAGAACAGCACTACGAACCATTCCGGAAATAGCCGTTGTTAGCGGTCTTGCTCCCAAAGCAGCCGTAACTGTAGCCGCATAATTAGCATCATCACCAAGTGCATCAGCCAACTCTTTAATCGTATCAAGCTGTGAAGGCGCCGCATTGACAATTCCATTTACTGCGTTCGTAATCTGTGTCGTTACATCAGTTGAATTGGCTTTATTCGGAATCGTTGCAACAAGATTCTTTTCTGCAGTAGTATAATCATTCGTTGATAGATCCTTGCCAACCTCCTTCAACTGAAATGTGGATAAATCAAAACCACCAAGTGCGGTAATAACAGAACGTTGGCCAGAAATACTGAAACCAGGATGGGTATAAAGATAGGTTGCAATCTGAAAATAGACATCCGTAGCGGTATCCACGGGAACCATAGCACCAACACAAATACTAGATGTATACCGATATTGCGCCGGTCCCTCTAAAGATGATGGCGAAAGCGGTGGATTGATATTGACAATATCGGGGTTTGTGTCCCCCGTCATTTTCGCAATAGCGATGTGAACATAGACAACACCATTATTGAAACCAGATCCATCGATCAATACCGGAGAATTCAATCGAACAATATGGTTGCTGTAAAGATAAAGGCCAGCATCCACTTGTATGTGAGTTGCATCGCCATCATGAACATTAAATCCAGATATACGGGCCGGACCAATGATGTTTTTCATAAACAGTCCAAAGCGATACAACAACGCCTCAGTGTTTAGATTTAATGAAAAATCCGGTATCTGTGCTGGTAACTGTAAAAACTCTACTTTTAATACTGATTCATCAAAAACTGCAGACGTTTCTCGTAATGGACTTGTACTCATCAAGCTCTCCTTATTCCGTAGCAAAGATTATGTTCATAGAACTATTATCAGCATCACCGAATGGAATTTCATATTTAAGGGTGTTTTGAAACCATTCTTTCATGGCTTCAGAGACATTGCTTCCAAATGTGATCGTCACCTTATACTGCATATTCGCGTACAAATAACAACACTGATCATTTGCATTGCCAACAGTAGCCAGCATCGCCGCATTCGGCAATCCAAGCAATGGCAATCCAAGTTGCAATATCTTTTTTGTCGAAACCGTAACCACAACATTGATGTTCACAAAAAAACTTAGATAATATTTCAGACCCACAATCGTATAACGGGATGCGTGTATGCGTTCACTATTGAGCAGAATGTTCCGTTTGATGTCATCCGTTGCTTCCGGAAATTCTGGATACACAAGACCATTTTCCAAGAAGTGATATTGCAATGCAGATGCAGGACACCGGCGAACATCATCAAGCCAAATAATACTCTTCACAGCATTCATAAATGCTTGTTTGGCTGCGGTGAAAATATTCAAATATTTTTTTGTGTTGTCGTCGATTATCATGAGCCGACTCTATCCAAAAATGATACAAGTGTTGTTCCCCCTGTCACCGTTACGTTGATCGTACTCGCTCCTGCAGATACAATTTGACTTGTATCAAAGCTCACGTTATCAATCGGTGACGAAAGATCGAACCCATGCTTTAAAGACCCTTCATCTCGAATGGCAAAAACAAGATCATCTGTTGTTAAGAGTCCACCGAAATTATTCAGATAGTTTCCATCGTCATCAACAGCCATAGAATTCAAGCGGGCATTTATTGCATTGATCACAGACGTTTTAACATTGTCAGCTACCAATCCATCTTGTGCCACACCCGTCACCGTAACCACGACACCCTTGTAGCAAGGTGCAAATACAAAGAGGTTGTAGCCCATGAGCAATAACGGAGCAATTGTGCTATTGACTGTTGCCAATAACGCATCGGACGGAATACCACAATCAGTAGGCACTACACGGATATACACATTCGTACCCGAAACCATTACCGAAACTCTGCCCACACCACTGATACCTTGTGCAAAAGCCGCAACATCTGAAATGGTGCATAATCTGTTGTACGAACGACGATGAATTGGAGCAAGTAAGCGAATCGTATCCAGTTCTTGAAGATCCGTTCCACCTAGGAACGCAGTATTGGACACAATTGTAAGAGCATAGGGAGCCGAATCAACAGTTAAAGCTGTGTTTGCAGCAATGTTTCCTCTGACACCACCACCCGTTCGAGCAGAGATATTTATATCAACATCATTAGCAGGAATGGCACCCATGACACCATCACCAAAGATAACTTCAACTCCACTATCACCATAACGTTCTACCACAAACACGGTGTCCGTGGAAGAACTACCAGCAAGCGATTCAACTTCCAACCATGCAACACCATCCACAGAGACCTTTACGGATCCGTCAATAATGCTATCTTTTGTCATTATCACGGATTGATATTTTTCACCAGTCCCAGTTGCATTCTGAGAAACTGTCTTACCTTCATCATAGGTAAGTTGTACTCGAGTCGTTCCCGCTGGCAATGTGAAAGCACTACGGTTCTCAAAATAGACAGGATACCCATCATCACCGGTGCATGTTAAACGTATCGAATTAGCAGCAACACTTTTATCGACCGTAGCAACCGGAAACAAGACCACAACCGTACCAGTACTGGCACTCAGTTCTTGGATGTTGTAACCAAGTGTTCGCGCCCGATTCTCAACATTTCGTCGCTCTGTGGCCGTCAAAAGGTTAAACTCACCACACCAACGATTGACAAGCCATAATGCTTTTTCAAGAGCATGCAAATACAACTCTAGAACAAAACGACCAAGATCATTGGCATTGCCAAAATCCCATGTCGGGAAATAGGTCGTTGCTAACGATTGACACGTCGCAACCAAGGAATCATAGCTTAAATCTGTTATGCTAAACTTGAAGTTGGTTGCCATACAAACTCCTCCGCATCTCCCTGATAGATATAATTGATAGAGACATCAAGATCGTTTTCAGTGTCACCTTGCGAGAACGACATATTGGACAATAAAACACCCGGAATGTATTTTGCTATTTTACCGGACACGGAAACAACAAACAATGTTCGATCCGGACTTTGCCCATCATGTAAAAGTTCCTGTTCAAGTCCCATGACACTTATACCATAGTCCGGATAAAACAATCTTACACCGGGATGCGTGTTAAACAACATTGAGAGCTGTGAATCAACTCCCTCGTCAGTGATAGACAATCCAGTAGGACCAATATTAAACGGATAACTTAAAATCATGATATTTTACTTGATACTGTTGGAGGTAAGGCAGCAACAATGGTTGCCTTTAATGACGCGCCGCCATCTTGTGGAACCGTGATACCACTTTCAATTGCAGAGAGGATAGTATTAACTGCATCACTCACACCCGTTTCTGCGTTATCAGTTATTTCTTGAACAATAGCAGAACATACCGCAGATATCAGACTGCTAACATTACTTCGCATCTGATTTATTTTATCCATAGGCACTCCGGCATCTACCAAAGCCGGTTTTATTCCATTATCAAAAAAGTTTTCCAGCGCACTATCTGCTGCGCGAGCTGCACTTAATGCCATAGACTATCCTGCCTGACTACCACGATTCGAAATAAATCCCGTTTTGTTTTCAACGCCTTCATTTGCCAATGCCGTAACATTGGGAAGGATTGGCGCCGGCACTCCAAGATTGCCCATGACGAATGCTGAGGCATTGTTAAGTATCCAATCTAATGTTGGTTGCAACACCACAAACTGACCATTTATTTTAACACCGACACTACTCGTTTGAATTGTGTTGCCAAAAGAATCTAACCACGACATTCCCGACTTCGACCATGTTTGGCTGTTGCCAAGTTTGCTGTCATTGATTGTCACGTTCTCGGCATCTTTTGTTCGATCAATTACTATAGATGTGCCATCCGTATGCATGAGCTTGAATACATTTGCATTCACCGTATCATCAAAACTCATCTTCCAATTTTCTGTAAAGAACAATCTCACATACGGATAGTTTGCAAGTGCCTCTGCAGGAACCTTACCTTCGAAAAATGAAAATCCATCCCAAACCAAATACGCTTCGTGTTCACGTTCATCGTAAGTTTTTTGCCCCACAATCCATACGCCAAGACAGTTACCATATTTTGCAAGCCATTCTTTGGTAGGCATTTCAAATGCACCGAATCGCATCTTGGGCATCGCCCAGCGCAACTCACGCTTATACCACACACGAAGCCAACCCATTTTCTGAGTATCCATTTCATATTCATCAACCGCGATTTTTGCCAGATACATAAGAGTTGTGGTTTGTTAATTAAGGCGTTTTAAAATCGTCTTATATACTTTATAGAACATTATTGCATATCGTTTATTATATTGAATATAGAAAGACAAAAAAAACTTTACAAGGTTAATTTCACCTTTTGTGTATACTTGTTTCCATCGATCGTATGCGTAACGGTCTCCGCAAACCACCTGATCTTGTCACTTGAACTATACTTTCCGCCAAGATTCTCGACGGAATAAACCATTCGTGGCCGAATGTTAAAATTGCCCTCAATGAGAGATGCAGTCATTACTATACCGGCACTATTCCTCTTTTTAATTGCCCTATTCAACGCATTCTGAATATTCTCTCTGGCTCTAATGGGATCCTTCAAATCATCCTTTATAATAGAGGGTACGTCTGTTTGCGTACTTGTTTTTCCTGCAGGTTTTACCGCACAAACATAGGTAACATACTTACTGACATCTTTCCATGAGAATGAACCGTCGTACATACCCATAGCCTGACTCATGAGACTTGTTTTGGCAATGCCTGTATTGCTGTTCTCATCCTGTTGAATCAAATCGGTGTTAATTGTAAACGAGTCATAGAATTCTTCCATAGACATGGGAACGGTACCCCCATTTTGAAGAACTTCGTTTTTCAATTCATCGTCATTTGTAAACGCATCAGCTGGAACCTCTATCAAAGGTTCATCAGCGTGAATATCCGGATTGTCATCGATCTCTGCATCCATAATCATTTTACCGGAAACCGACGTTGGATCTTGATCAACAATAATTTCAGTACCCTCCATCGGATACACTAATCCAATACTCGATGTAACCGATGTCAGATCTTCTTCCGGTACGAAGAAAAGGATGGGTTTGTTGTTTACGGTTTGGACATAAACAACACAATCACATCCATTAAACTTCGAATTATATTCTTTGTTATCACCATGTGCCAAACGTTTTAAGAATTTCCAATCATTCTCTCCCTGATTTTGCTGTATCACCTCTCCCTTTCCATTCGATGCAACTCCAGAATATTTTGAAGGTATTTTAACAACAACACTAGAAAGAGATTTATTATCAAGATACGGTTGACATACAAACTTCACGATGTCTTCGCGCGTCATCTGTTTTGCGCGTTGCTTCGTACCAAACGTTCGTGGCATTGACGGTTTGCTTTTTGTCAAAAGCCATCCCGGATCATAAACAATAACTTTGAGTGATGGACGGCCGGTAGCAGAAAACTGTGGCAATAACTTTCCAATCCTACCTGAAAACATTTCATTGGAATCATTCAAAAACCTGATACCATCAACATATCCGAGCCAGAACGATACTTCGTCTCCTTGAGCAAGCCCATCCATAAATCTCATCACACTTTGCTCATCGGTACTCACTAAAGTAAAAGACAACTTATCAAGGAGCTCCGCAGTTTCTTCAAGCTCAATTCTTCCAGCTACATTATCAGTGACATCTTGCCATTGATTATTTTTATCTTTGATCTCTATCCTAAACCATGCACTTCTTACACTGCTCATGCTTGATTCCTTATAAGTGTCATCGGATTTTCAGTAGGCAACAATATTGTTTCTCCAACTTGCCATGAGCTGGGTTCACGCAGAGGATTTAAGTCCGCAATCGTAAACCAATATCTGGCGTTCCCCCATAATTGTTGTGCAATACATTCAAGCGGATGCTGAAACTGTATTGTATTGACATCATCATACGTCAAGACATACGAAACAGTTTTCGATGACGAGAGTGGATGACGAATGCCCGGGTACTGAGTTCCGTCATCTGCAGTCAACATATCAACAGGAAGTCCAATCACATTATATTCCGTTTTTCATGGTTGCCAAACCCGTCGTGATCGACGAACCAAGAATAGACAGAACCCGACGTTCTGCATCGGCAGCATCCGCCATCCATCCGTCTTCAATAACAATAAGCTTGATTTTTGTAAACATTCTTTGGGGAATCAGTGCTTTCGTATACAACCCTTCTCGTATGGGAGCACTCACAAGTTTACATTTAGCCCACTTGAGTCCATAGACAAAGTAACAATCAGGTGGTTGCGTAAACCGGCGCATTGATCTATTCGGAACCAAAGTCGATAATGAAATACCATTACGAATCGCCGACGCTGCAGAAAATGATTGCGGTAACTTGAAAGTTTCCAATACCGCTATCACATCAAGAACACCATACGGACGTACAAGATTGACAGCGCCAGAAGCAGGCGTCGCATCCGCCATAACATCAAACTCAATCGTTTGCTCCCCATTGTTCACATACTGCAATATCGGCCTATCCCAACCAGCAGGAGAAAGCGCATCATATTTTACAGGTTTATCTGTGGTGATTTCATGCGGATTGAACTGAAATCGGAAAAACAATCCAGCATCAGGATTGGCAAGCATTCCACGAATAGACATTGACGAAGTACTCATTAGCGCTTCTCCTTTTCCGCAAGTTGCTTTGTGATCTCATCAACAATCTTGGCAGCTATATCTTTCGGATCTCCGTTTTGTGAAATAATTGTAATTCCACCTGCAAAATGATACTTACCATCTCCGTCACGTTTAGCATGGGATGCCAGCATAGTTGCATACGAGCGAATGGACTCGGTTCCACCAACTTCTTTACTGACGTTGTAAGTTTTTCCACTACTAGTCGTGACACTATCAGGATGCGTAACGGTATTTCCTCCTTCCCATGTTCCGGTACGATCAAAATCTTTTCCGATAATACTTTGCAGTTTACTTACCTGATTAGGTTGCCATACACCAGTCGCAAGATACTGTATCCATTGACTTGGACTAAATACTGCTGCAAGGTTATTGACAATGAGATCAATAACACCAAGAACAGAACTTAATCCTCTTTTGAATGCATGAACAATATCATCCCAATTTGTCGCTAACACATAAATAAGAGCTATCACTGCACCAACAATCGCACCAATCGGGTTAGCGTCAGCAGCGACATTAAACAACCACTGCGCAGCAGTACAGGCCTCAGTAGCTATCTTGAGAGATAACCATATACCTGAAAGAAATCCAAGAATCTGACCGAATGATCGAAGATTATCGGTTCCACCAGGAAGTAAATTAAAAAACCAACCGATTAATTTAAGAAATGGCTCCGCTGCTGTTTTTGCAGTACTAAAAGCATCCATAGCACCTTCACCGAATCCCGTAAAGAACGTTCCGGCTCTGATCTTCACTTCTTCAATAAACACAAGGAACGGTATCAAATGATTCTGCATATTCGATCTTGCTTGTTCCTGTGAATCAGAGACCAACCCGGCAAATCGAAGGACAGAATCAAACATTTTTCCAACGACTCCAAAAATTGAATGTGCAAATCCTGTCATCGACGTCCATACAGCTTTCCAACCGGCACGACTTTTCTCAAAATTTTGATCGAGGTAGGTAATAAACTTCCCAATACCCTTCATAGAATCAAGCAAAGGACCTTCAAGCGTTCCACCAAGAGTTCGTTTGAACGAATCCCAACGATTTTGGAGATTGGAAACCTGACCTTCAAGCGAGTTCAATTGAATCTCTTCCATCATCTTTGCCCTGCCCTTGGTTTTCTCAGGTGTAAAGCTCTCGGCATCAGAAAGCATCTGACTAAGATCTTTCCGTGAGGACATTCTCACCAATAAACCTGCACTGTAACCACCGACCAATCTGCTCATATCGCCATAGGGTATTCCCTGTAACTTTTTCATAACGTTAAAGAATCCATGTGACTTGATGTCCAGGTCTTGGAATGTTAAACCATACTGTTGCAGCATCTTCGTATGGTAAGGAAGATTCTGCGACAACATCTGAAACAACATCCTTAATCGTGTCGCACCTTCCGCACCATAATAGAGATCAGCCCTGCCAAGCATAGCCAACAACTGATTGAACGGAACACCCATTGTCGATGCTTCCGTTCCCACCATCTTCAATTCCTCAGTTATTCTATTTGCTCTAATGCTGGTTCTGTTTAACGCCATCGCCATCTGATCAAACATTTGTGTAGCATCAGTGATAGGACGGCCATATTGCGATACCAATCTCAGAATGGTTAAACCATTTTCTTTTACATCTGATTGTGTTGCTTGAGAATAATCAACAACAGCCTGTGTGAATCCTTTTACCTTTTCCGCAGCCATGGGAAGCGTTGTAGTCAAATCATACGCAGAATCAACAAGACGTTGCATGCTGACCATACCACCAATTGACATGTCATTATACTGTTTCAAAATCATCGACATCTCTGCATTGGTATAACCAGTCCCAGCTTGCATATTCCTTGCCGCATATTCAACGTTCTTTGATGTTTCAAGAATCTCGGAAATTCCACGCTTTATCATGTAGATGCCGCCAAGGACGGTAACATAAGGAAACAACCGAACGACACCGGCCCGAAAGTCAATTAAGTGCTGATGATGATGTCCTAATTCATTTCCAAAATTTCGCACGGCCTGAGTTGTTTTCTGCGCATTATGTTCAGTTGCAAGGAAATCACGACCCATCTTGTCGACAGCAGAACCGGTTGTCTTTGAATCCTTGGTGAGTGTGTCAGCCAAATTGATCAACTTTTCTAACGCCGTATTTATTTTATTGGCATTAACCGATGCTCCATCGGCTATATTGATTGCCATTCCTAGATTTAAACCATCCATAATCTATCCGATTATTCCGCCACCAGCTTTTGCGATTGTTTCAAGAAGTATCTTTCGCCAGTCGTTTTCATTTTCAACATCTTTCAAGATGCGTTCAAACATCTGTATCCGTTTTGGGCGAGTCATCATCATTATTTCTTTCTGAGTAAAACCGGTATGCGTCGCTATCACATATTCCTGTTCATCCAACGCATAGGTGTAATCATCATGAAAGAGTATTGACCCTAACTCACCAAAGGAAAAAAAGACGAATAATCCAATACTGTTTTAATGGTGGACGAGCAGTCACAGCACATTGTCTCGAAAGTTAAATCAATCTGAGGAAGCGAGTTGATTGTATCACGAACAAGAATACGGTCATCGGCATACAAACCGCCACGGTCTGCAAAGAACGCATTACCTGCTTTCAATGACTCAAACATATCATGCGGAATTTCGAAACCATCCTCGGTCTTGAAGCTCGTGAGATTGTCATTCACCAGCTTCACCTGAAAATCAAGGAATCGTGAAGCTGAATATATCCTCTCATTGTTCAGCGCAGTACCAACAGTAGGCACATCAAAATTCATGACCTTGAATATCTTATCTTCCCAGCCCAACTCTTTCTGACCGATAAGGTTTTTATCAATTCGTCTTTGCCATCCTCGATTCAATTTGACTGTCAACGAACTAATAACACCTTTGTTGTCCGGTATTTTCAGAGATCCAAGGTCAATATCTATAATGTTAAGCCTCTTGCAGTGAGCACATCGGCATTGTTGGTTCTTCAAAACAGAACCAAATGTCTCCGAATGTCCTGCAACCAAAATCATGGCTGCATCAGGCAACGGAATATACTTAACGATATCGGGAATCTGTTTCCCACTCGATTCCTCAAAATCATATGAAACACTTTTACTACCAAGTGAATTCAACAAACCCGATAATACACTCGCGGTCCACGTCTGAGGTTTTTCACGACGCATGAGCTCATTGTGAATTACTCGTTCCATAAAACCACCAATCAAGTTGACTTCAAACGTCGCAATATCCTCACCTTGATATGCAAATCCGATAGGCAACACCTTTTTCATGAACATCTCCTTTGCCTTTATTTAATAGTATGCCGGCCATCGCTAACCGGCATACATTGTTATTATGAAATGGCTGTGTATGTTTCTTCCCAATGATCGACGTGCGCTTGATATTTTTGATCAGACTTCGCACTGTCGCCTTTTTGATTCGTATCGAAATCCGTCAACGAATAATCACCAAACACTAATCCGGTAAATGCAATTTTCAAAACCTCTTTACCATGTCGATACTGAGTGAAAACACCATTTACTTTTTTGCCTGTCAGCGTGTTATCAAAGAAAGCGGCAAATGCAGCATCATCAGGGGAGCCATCGCGAGTACGCAACAGCGTAATTGGACCACATTCTTCAATCCCATCACTGAAATTGAGTTGTCGATTGGTTCCAGCATCGATTGTCGTCATAATGCCGGTTTTTTTTGAAAGGCCTTGCAATTTGTGAAATGCAGGGCTCACAAGCCCGGGCAGACTTGTTATCGTCCACCCATTTACAGGAATTAAATCATTTTGTGCCATAAATCTTTCTCCTTAGTCTCACCGGTGAGACTGATTAATTTTTCAGTTAACATGGCATCGCACTTGGTGCGGGTGCGGATTGGGACGGAACTGGTTCATTTGCAGTTACTTTAAGATCATCGCGCGTTTGAAATATATTGATCGTTCCAGACTCAATAGCTTCCACCGGATGGAATGTGAAATCAGCCTTTAATTGTCCAGCATCTTCCATAGCCGCTGTATTGTTTTCATCGTCACATTTCACTTGAACATTGTTATCGTAACCACCGCGATCACGGAATGCGCCATTTACCCAACAATCCTGAGCAAAGAAGGTTAATTCATTAAAAACACGACTTCGTGTCTTCGAGTTTGCCGGTTCTTGTTCAAGCCAGAGGAAGCTGTTTTGGAATGACGAGATAAACCAATTCGTCATTCGACGCACGTGAATCGAATAGTATTTCCGTAACGTGGAGAACGTACGAGACGTACGAACAATGTTTCCTGCACCAGGGATATATTGAACCGGATTGAATCCTGTTGCATTGAGGGCAGACAACTCATCACTTCCGTATGTCGGAAATTCGAGTTCATAAACATCACGTAATGCAGTGGTCTCACCTGCAGGTGCAATCCACGGAAAACCACCTCGATCTCGACATTTTCGAACCCATCCAGCGCCAAGAGCATGCCCAAGCATGGGCACGTCAATAGTTCCACCGTCACCATCATTGACCGTTCCCCATGATCGATAACCAGCCAAGAAACTTTTAATTTTCAAAAGGGCAGAATAGTTCGATGCAAGAGTCGCTGTCGACATTCCATACGGAGAGGCTATAACACCAACCATTTTTGCCTGGCCTTCTACATAATCTTGAAGGGACATTGCAGCATCAACAGCATGCAAATCACAATTCATAACTGCAGAAATCGGCAAGCCATTAAACAGTGGATACGCATTCTCATAATCAGTCAACGTGATACTACTCGTTCCATCGCTGCCACCCGTTAAAGCAGTTATGTCAGTAACGGTAGGAAGCGTCGTTCCGGCAACAGTAACATTGATGTAGTAAGAATTACCATTGATCGATGACATGACAGTAGTATTTGTAAGATATTGCCATGTTTCAACTAATACCGGTGCATCATCTTTTGGTCCTTGATAAAACACCAGAACATCACAATGACCTGTCGGATCCGCTGCAGAAGCTTGTATTTGAACAAACGTGTTGTTACCATCAACACCCGGACTATCATAACCGAGAACACTCGATGTGAATTGCCACGACGATGTTTGCAACGATGCAACGGCAGCATCGGAAGCAACAATTCGATTACCATAAATCTTTGCACCATATTCTTGGCAATTTTTTAACAAACCCCGGCGAATATAACCACCAAGATAACTTGACCCAAGCTCACCAAAGACCTTTATATCTTCGGTTGGACTGCACACCGGAACCGTCGCCCTTACCGGGCCACGACGAGATGTAAACAAACCACCAAAAACAAAGATGTCACTTGGATTTACTTTTGCAGAATCGTTTGATTCACGTTCTGCTACAGATATACCAATCGTATTCATAATGCATCTCCTATTGTCGATTAATCATGTTTGGCCGTGATTGAGACAGCGCCGGCTTTGATCAGTTCTTTGCAGTGTTGACTTGCATAAATCTTCTCATCAACATGGTCAACTATTTCATACGGCTTCAATATCAATGATTTCGGCTCGTTGTTCTCTTTGTAACAAATTGTAAGCAGAACACTTTTGTTGTTTTTTAGTGACACCGTACCTGTCATTGAACCCTCCTTTAAGATTGAATCATTGTTGAAATATTTTGTTTGCATCATCCTGTTTGTTCATTCTGAAATATTATAATTGCATCATCCATTGAATCAGAATCATTTGAACCCTCGCCGGTTTCTCCTAACCCAACAGTAAACTCTGTTATAGCCTTTGCAGTTGTTTCGGGCATGAGAGACATCGGAACAATCACTTCAAACGTAAACACATCTTGAAACACACCATCAGCAATAACCGGAGCTGGAACAATGTTTTGAATGTAGACATCAAAGTTCTGACCACCTATCGTAATCCAACGCTGACCTTCTTCATTGCTAAATGCTGTCAATCCAAACTTCAACAACTCTAAAGAATCATCGTAACGATTCGAACACATCGTAACCTGAAATAGGAAACGACTTCGTATTGGAGGCGACGTCGATGTCACAGTTTTATCTGCTGCGTTATATGTCTTTAGTTTGTCAACCCACACAAACTCATCCGGAATCGGCGCAAATGGTTGAATCACAATCTCAGGATAAACCGGAGATGTCTTCTCTTTCGGTTGCGGATTAAAGAATTTTGCTTTAGCCTGAACGTTGCCTCGAACAGCAGCGTTTGCAAACGCAGCCATAAACGCTGTATTGACTTTAAGCATGTCGATAGGGTCGCTCATACAAACACTTCCTGCTTGACTTCATTCACAACCGCTTGCAAAACCGTATTCAATTGAGATTTCAATTCCTCAAACGATAATCGATATAATGGACGCGCGGGCATTCCACGTTCCACACTACCATACTCATGAAGAAGCGCAAGCAAAGCCATATCAATTCCGCCTTTGTGTTGCTTGCCACCTTTGATTCCAATAAACGCTTTACCAATTGCGATATCATAGATCTTGATATTATCCATCAGCTCACCTGTCGCGATCAGAATTCTTGAATCCAAACCATGCTTCTCTTTCCACTGGCGATACCAATCATTAAGCGGAGCCAATGGCAAATCCTGACTTTCAAGATGGTGTTTCAATGCATCATAGTATCGAGTTGCTAGAACCTGTACAATTCGTTTCCGTAACACCGATATAAACTTTGGCATTGACGACATTATCCTTTGCGTCTTCGCCCAGTCACCAGTCAATGTCACTTCAAAACTATCCATTTAATGGCCTTCTCTTTTGACATCCAAGAACCATTGCAATGGATGACCCAAACATATCAGGTTGTGGTTTCACACTTGTGATTTCAAACTCAACACCGTCAAAAACAATAAGAGCACGTTCTCGTTCGATCGTTAAGTGTTTATCGTCGAGTTCTTTTGTCGATAACACCACGATCAAATCAACATCTTCAACAACACCAAGTTTGTCTTTGACCTTATCTCTGGGTTTTGAGTACGTGACACCATACAAGGTTGTATTCGCTATCACTGTCGGATCCGTTGCCACTTCATTGCTGACAATTCCAAAAACATTGCTATCCTGCACTGTCGCTTTCAGACTTCGATAAACGACAGTGAGTTCATAGTCTTGCGATAAAAACTCATAGAACTCTTCCTTAGTGCTATTAAAATCCCAAGCGTCCATTATGTTGCCACGGTTATATATGGTTCACGAGATTCAGTTTCGAACTTATTGATCAATGACCGACCCTCAGTATTATACCGTTCAAACAATGACGCAACCTCAAGTCCTTCAACCTGAAATCCACGCTTTGCCAACAGTGCCGGTACCAGATCACATAGAGCATGTCCAAGAGAATGATTCAAAACATGCCTACGATTATCGGGAATCAAATCAGCCTCAAGAGGCAATCCAAAACCAAAGAAATCATAGTTTCCTACGAGAGCTGCAAAAAATTCAATCTCATTTCTTTCCGGATAAACACGGAAGTCACCATAATCACGTCGATACTCGTCACCAGGATAGCGTCGATCGGTGATGTCTTCAAACGGTTCGAAGAGATGGTCTCCCGGATAGATCTCGAATGTTTTTATCGGTAAGAACCGTATGCTACGATCATCCTTCCACACAACCTTGAGCAAATAAATATTCGAAGGCATTGGAA